ACGGCATCATGCCGGGAACTGCTGGCGCAGCAGCCATTGCTTTGCCTTCAGGTGTAGCACCCCCTGCTTGCGGCAAGGTCTGCAACATTTGCAAAATTTCAGATTTTTTAAGTTCTTCCATTCCATCAGAGTTTTTGCCCGTTAGGTCGGATAATACTTTAATTGCTGAAATAACTTTTTTGCCTTCTTCTGAATCAACGCCGATAGCTGGTAGTGCGCGTTTGATTAAATCCATTGCCAGCCCAAGATTAACCATTGCTCCCTCTTTTGAACCCATTTTAGGTTCTGGAGTGGACATGGGTGCTGCCATTGGGGATGAGGATTCTTCGGTTTCGACTTCTTCTTCTGCGCCTTCTTCCATTTCTGGGGCTTCAGGAGCAGGTTTTGATCCTTTTTGCTGCTCCATAAGGCGCATAATTTCTTCAGATGAGACAGCCATAATAACTCCGTATGAAATTTGGCAATAGAAATAAACAAATTAGAAAGCTTTGTCAAGTTTTATTATCTTTTCATGCGCCCATAAGAGCCTCTATTTGGGCTTCGCTCTTGGTATGTGCCTAAACGTTGAACACGATATTCCAAATTTGGGCCTCGCTCTTCCTGCTTTAGTTGACCGGAGGTAACTCTAGGCTGATCGGCTTTTGATGTGGTTTCTACACCGTTTGCGTTCATGCTACCTCCTGTAAATTTGGTGGTGAACTAGGTTTTTGTGGTTGCTGCTGCTGTTGTTGCTGTTGCAACATAGCCATTTGTTCCTGTTTTGCTTTATTTGTTAAAAGTTTTTCTTTCAACAATTGTTTCATAGGTGGTTCTAGCAAGTCTAGCAGACCTTCTTGGTCAATAGCACCAGCCTGATGCAGACTAAACGCCAGATTACGTAAGTCTTCAGTAAAGATTGGGCTATTGCTATGTGCATCGACTTTAACAATAAAGTCATCAGTAAATTGTTCAGGAATAAAATCATTGCCATCGTCATCTTTAAGCATAATGGGCTGATATTTCTGAATGCACTTTAGGTAAAGCGTTGCCACTTTCTCAAGTGCGTCTTCAATAATCAATGCGCGTTTCTTTGCTCTTGAGCTGCCAAGTCTTGATAACGATTCTGCATGAGACTTAGATCGAACTCCTGCTTCACCGCGACCAGCCAACACGGGAGTAATACCGCTTGCCTCTGCAAACATTGAGTCCACTTCTCTGATGACTTCAAATAGATCGTTTGGAATGTTAGGCGCAAGACGCTCGACCTTTGCACTTGGCATATCACTAGCAAGCAAACCGCCAGCACGATTAAGCGCAAAGTTCTTTTCATCCAAAATACCGTTAAAACCCATCAATGCGGTAGGTGGAGATACTTGTTTAGACAGCAAATCAAGAATCTCACTCATACGTTTGTTACGCAACTCTTGCAAAAACACTAATCGCTGAACTTCACTCTGACCCCAATAATAATCGTACTGAGGATTAGGGCAAAACTGAACAAAAGGCAACTCACCTTTTAAGAACATCTTTTCGCCCGGACGGTCATAAATGATAACGTCTGGATCGGCAATAGTGACGCACTGGTAGTCACCAATTTCGTCATTAAATGCCCATAGTTCGTGCATCTCAACTGTGTCTTCAGCAACCCTAGCTTTGTAACGATTCATGCCAGACAAGTCTAAGTTGACGTTACCCATCATTGTTGGATCAGATTGATTCATGATGATCCGGTCAATACCTTCGGGAACATCGCTAGACTGTTCGTGGAATGACGTAGTTACACGTTTTAAAATGCTGTCGCGTTTAGGGTGAGCGTACAGTCTGGAATACAAGTCGGACTTTGTAATGTAGTACGTATGGACTAATGCTTCTTGTCTGTCTGTATATGGCGTGTCTTCGCGCAGTACACCTATCGCACCCGGATCGACCATGTAAGGATTCAGACTTCCACCGGGGCCAATGATTAACTTGGTATATGAGGTGTTGTAGCACAGCGACCATAGCAAAGCGTTAGAGCAAACTTGGTCAGTATTTGAGCGCAGCCAATCATCATTAAGAAGCCGTTGCATTGAACGAATTTTTCTTTGTTCGCCAACTTGCACAGCCGCACCTAAATCAATTGAGAAACGTGTTGTCTCAGCAGAATATAAAAAACTGCTTAGTTGATCTATGTGCGGATAAATTTTATTAAAAATTGCTGGCGCATCTTCGGGAGCAGAACCAAAAAGAAAGTAAGAACGCAGCGCAGCGTAGTCGGCTTTGCGCTCCTCTCTTGAGATTAAACATTTCCCTATGAGATCAAGATAGAACTGCTCTCTTTGTAGAGGCTCTGACGGAATTCTCATTTTTTATCCAATGATAAATTGTCTTGGTCTTGCATATAACTCGCTGGACGGGGCGGTGTCAAGTTCCCAACTTGCTTTGGCATGATGCCGACTTGCTCACCAGCAACAGAAGGGAACATATTTCCTCTTAATAAGTTGCTCATCTCAAGTTTACCACCAGCTCCACCCCAAATAGCAGCATCTCCTGCGCGTGGTTCGCGTGGAGGTTCAGGCACACCCTTCGGGTTTGGCTTGTTATTGCGTGAATAGTAGCCAGCCTGACTGTCACCTTCTCTTGCCGACTTGATATTTGTCATATTAAAGTCGAGTGCAAGCTGATTTAGTGTCTTGTCATTATGTTTTGTGGTGTCAGACTTGGTTCCTACTGGCTGCAAGAACACCATTTGGACATTTTCAGTGCATCCGTCAGGGCAAATAGGCTCCCAAGCCTCAAAAAACCCATGTAAATCACATTTATAGTCGTGCATAACGCTCATATCTATCTCCCCTTAATTTGCTCATCTAAACGATAATCTGAGTAATCTAACCTGTTTTTAAGCCCTAATTTGAGCTTAATTCCACCATTTTCCACCTGCAAACCATACCCGCGCACAATTACTGGCTTGGGTTTCTTTCTCCACTCCAGCCATTTCTGTCCAAACCGGATCATTACGGCTACTTCTCCATTTTTCCACGCTAAATACGCCTTAGAAACGCGTCTTTGCACTAATTCCGTCATGTGAGTTCGGTCATAGAAGAACATATCGTCCATTCTGGCCTTATCTACCCCGGATAACTCGTAAAACAACCGCATAGGAATCCCGCGCTTCTTGTCTGCGCGAAATCGTTTCATAATTTGCTTTAATTCCTCTTTAGGAATGATGTAATTGTCATTACTGTCCATAAACTCCTATCCTTTTAAGGTAGTCAGATACGGTTCTTCCCACAACAATCTGTTCTGGTGTGCTGTCTTCCTGAGTTCTGCTTATATTCCTTGTAATTTTCTGAGCAATCAAGCGAGGCTGGAGCTGTTCTGCATACGCAGCGCAAGCCAAAGCAGTTGCCATGACACGATCATCCTTATTTCTACCTGACGCAAGAATAGAACCACCGTCACGCACGATGGTTTTCATCTCATCTATCAGTTCTGTAGAAGTAATCGTCATCATGCCGCGCTCAAAGTAATCTTTCATGTAAGACAGCATTCGCTCTTTGCTGGCAGCGGTAGTCAACCATCCGATAGAATTAGACAAGCCGCCCATCGTGTCGTTACGCCGCCAGATGTAATTGCTCATCGAACCCAATACGTCCATCAGTTGATGTCCGGTTTTGCCACCCAACGCTGCTGCTTGTCGCTTTAGGTTACGTAGCTCGTTAATGACTGCCTGACCGGGGCCATTTACTTCTAAGTTTAGTGTTGAGTTTTTGTATGCGCCAGCTAGGTGGGCAATCACCCACGCAAACTGGTAGGTATTCATCTCTGGTGTAGCAAACTCTGCAACTTGCTCCATGCCATCAGCATAGCAACGGAACACTTGTATGCAAAAGCGATCAGCCCAATCAGAACTGCCATAGGCAGGATCAGCACCAATGACATAAAAAGCTGTATCAATGGGTTCCTCCCATATATTTAGGGTTGCCATCCTGTCTGTAGATTTTAAAACTTCTGTATCTATAAAGTTTGCACCCATGCTGTAGCGGTAGTGGTCACACTTAATCTGCTTGGCTACCTTCATAGCGTCCGTACAACGGGCGTTAGAGAAGAAGCTAGTGCCTGTCATAATGAAGGCATAGTCTTCAGTAGGCGGGAACTCTTGATACATCAGCGCATCATCTTTGATGCCCTCGTATAGCTTCCAACGCCACCATGCCATTTGTCGGCTGTTAATCTCTACGTTGTAGAGTTTCTTAATATCTCGCGTCCATTCCTTTTCTTCTGACGTTAGCTTGCCATCCCAATACACTTTGTAGAGATTAGAGTCGCCGGGTACAGAGTAGAGTTGGTTACGCCACCAACCACAGAAGATAGCGTGTTGAGAACGCGCACGTTTGGCAGTAACGTACATATCGTGGAACATATTAAATCCACGCGCTGTGGACTCGAAGATATATAGACGTTTCTCGTTGGTTTCAGCAAGGGATGCCAGCAGTGAGGCTAAGCCTTCTTCATCACCCCACGACGAAGTTTCTGTTCCGTGAAGGAATGTAATACCCTTGCCACGACCAAGACTTCCTTTCGCTCTAAGCCCTGCGACTTGATAAAAGATTCGACTTCTGTTTTTGAGCGCAAGCGAGTTTCTATTGTGTGAGAGTATGGGTATCTTGTACTCTTTTGGTAAACCATCCATATAGGCCGTGAGTGTTCCTTTGAACATATCTCGGTTTTCTTCAGTATCTGTGACCAGTGTTCCATTAAGTCCATTGTTTAAGTAGTGCCAGTAGAGGTCGAGGGCCAAAGAAATAGTGGTAATGCCAAGTTGTCGGCCTTTCAAGATAACAAAGAAGTGAATGTTATCTTTCAAGCCATTCGCTATTTCTTCCATTACATAGGTTTGCGTACCTAACAAATTATCTAGGTTCCGCAAGCCTTGTTCTTTTGTCTCAATCTTTAGTTGAGCGCAAAACTTATAGAACTGATTTAAATTAAATTTCATATCAGTTAATCATTTGGTAGTCGTAGTATCTAAACAAATCGTAAGCCATTCTTTCCATTGGCATAGCGTCTGTCTGTTCACTGGTTAGATGCCACAGCATTTTGTTTTCACCAAGCAGTGTTCTAAATCTACTGTGATGACCAAAAATCTTGTGTAGCTTGCCATCATGAATTCCGGGGCATAGATGCTCAAAGGAAAATAGTTGTGCTTCTTCATCAGGCGCAAACTTGATACCCACCTTTTCTAGCGTTTTTCTTAGAAAGGTAGTGAGCTGTATATCCTCATTGTTTAACATTGGGTTTTGATGGTCTATAGGCATGATGCCGTAGTCTGTCAGCGCATTCATAAAGCGTTTGCTTCTCAAACTAAACCCACCGTTTTGTACAACCATAGCGTTATCAAGGCCAACCCACTGGTAGTTAGTAATTAGCGCATTTGTTACTAATGCGGCATGGGTTAGACCACCGATATAGTCGTACTCCAACCATTGATCTCGCCAGTTCTCAGCATTTAGCGCCCATCCATCATGTTGAACTATCAAGGCGTAGTCTGTCTCTATGAACTTACCTAGCGAGTACATACAGAACTTGCTGTAGCCAGCATGGTCAAATTGTGCAGCGGTTAGCTTTTGAGGAATGTCTGTAGGTAAGGTTCTGTCTGTAATGAGTAGCTTTCTTGCCCCCGGCAAGCACTCTGCTGTTTTGTTAATAGCTGGTACTGCTTTTAATCCTTCTCCGTTTCCGTAGATGGCTACTACTGTGATGTTGTCATAGTTTTTAATGTTTTTATAATTCACTTTATTCCCCAAAAATAAAGATCATGAGCTTCGTTATCTACGCTGAACTCATATTCTTTAAAAGCACTTAGATCAATACTGGCGCGTACATCGTCTTCTGTAAGGTTTAGGTAATAGTCACCGCAGTAAGGCGCGTCATGGTGGTTTGTACGGGGCGTTCCATGCTCTGCCCTGCCGGTAGTAGCGCACGTAAAGAAGACCAGCTTAGATGACATACGAATCATGTTCTCCAGCGTTCTTACCCACTCAGGGTTGTGTTCAAAACACTCACAGCTTGCCACCACAGTAAAGCTTTCATCTTCGTAGGCAAGGTTCTCGCCTCTTGCTACTAAGTCCACATCTTTCCCCGGCCCAATATCCACACCTATATAAAGGCATTGCTGAAAGAACTGCCGTATAGAGCCGTTAAGGTTAAGGCTACCAACTTCTAAAACAGTGCTGCGTACAAAACACTCCGGGAACGCAACTCTCACTTTCTCTACAAATACCATCTGTGCAGGATGACTCATTTCTTTCTTCTCTCCCCGTCAAAGTTATCCAGATTCCAGTTGGCAATACGAAGCCTTGCTTCCTTGTCTCTAGCCACACGCAGAAGCTCGTCCACTATCTCTGGCCTATACACTTCTCTCCACACCCGTACTAACTCTATCTTCTCAGCAGGTTTGATAGCCTT